GGGACCTCGTTATCATCTAGCTCTTAAAACTAATCCAAATGCTTATTTTATATTTCCATCTTTGAATGAGATAGTACATATACCCGCTGATGGTTACGTTTATGAGGTTGATACAACAATACCGCACAGTTTTGTTAACTGCGGTGAAGACAGAACGCATTTGGTGATCTCAAAAAGGAGTTCACTATGATAAGATATAGAATTTTCCACAATGACGATCTGGGCATGGGGCGCCAAGTATGTGATGGTTTGCTTGATTTTGAAGCTCACGACCTTGTGATGCAATTGAAGAATACCTATCCTAACAATGACTATGAAATAGAAAAATATAACCTTATACCCCCCGAAGGAAAAGGCATAGGCCGCGATCCAGACCTTCATTAAAACATTATAAATAGTCTCATGAAAGATTTCATGGGTAAAGATGGTTTTAGTTGGTTCGTTGGTGTAGTTGAAGACAGAAATGATCCTGCCAAGGTTGGCAGGGTTCGTGTTCGTGTACTTGGGCGGCATAGTGACAACTTAGCTAAAATAAAGACTACGGATTTGCCATGGGCGCATGTTATGCATCCCGTGACTGATCCATCTATGCAAGGACTAGGACATACACCTTCTTTTCTGACGCAAGGCTCGTGGGTTGTTGGGTTCTTTAGAGATAACGAAGATCAGCAGCCGGTAATTATGGGTTCCTTGCCAGGAATTCCAGATTCGGCAGCAGACCCAACCATTGGGTTTAATGACCCACGGGGAACAGAGGCGACTCAAGATGCTTTTAAGGGTACACCGAAGTACGGGCCTTATCCTGGCGACAGAGAAAGCGGCCATGAAGTTGGTGAACCAGATACTAATCGATTAGCACTTGGCCAAACATCTGAAGATCATCAATCACTTATTAATCGTAGGGCTGAAAGGTTGCGTGGTGACCCTACGTTAGTTGAAGATGAGGAAGCGGCCGAAGAAGTTGTATTAATAGAGGCTACAGGTATTCCTACCGCAACTAAACCATATTTATCTAATGTTTCTGATGAAGCAGAACAAGAGACTAGAGGCTACTGGGAAGAGCCTCATCCCAAGGGTATAGAAGAGCTCGCAGACCCTTATATCTCTGGTATATATCCATACAACCATGTATTTGAATCTGAGTCTGGTCATATCACTGAAGTTGATGACAGCCCAGGCGCGGAACGAATGCTTCGTCAGCATATGGCAGGAACATTCGAAGAGATACATCCAGACGGCACTATGGTCACCAAGATTGTTGGTAGTAATTATGAGATTGTGATTGGTAGCGAAAACATTGTCATCAAGGGTTCGCAGAATATCACGGTTGAGGGTTCGGTACGCGAATTGATCAAGGGGGATTATATACAGGAGATAGAAGGAAATTTCTATCAGAAGATTCATAAGAACCATCGTATCAAAGTTGGAGCTCAACAAGATGCTGAAGGCAATCCAGTTGGCGGTAATCGTGAAGAAGAAATTGTTGGCAACCATGCATTCAATATCAACGATGATGTTAATGGCCGGATTGGCGGTGATGTGGTTATCAACTCTGAGAAATCCAAGTGGGAAATCATTGGTGGCCAGTATTCCATGTCAGTTGAAGCTAAAACGATGGACTCAAATCCAACTGGTGCAGGTATTTTCATAACATCGGCCGATGATTACATGTTGAGTGTTAATACTGACCTTTCACAGTCAACCATATCTGGCATCATGTCTTTGAAGTCTGGTGATACCTTGAATATGAAGTCAGCAAAGGCCATGACGATACAGACAGAAGCAGATGGGTTAACAATTTATTCAGAAGGATTAGTCACAGAAACATTTAAAGATAGCCATACTTCCGTTGTAACTGGTACTCTTGACTTGGATGTTAGTGTAGAGGTTGATGTAGATTCTGCATTGATTAATTTGAACTAATGGCAGAATTTCAATTTATCATAAACGGAGAGCTGGTGACATTTGATAAGTATGAAGATATACCAGATGAGTTTGAACATGTAATTAAATTTTTACCTGATTTACTAGAACCAGAAGGTGAGGATGGAAACCATACAGAAGAACAACATGAAGAGATGTCAAAATGGAATACTAGGTTTCAGAAACTAATGGAGAAAGAACGTGCCCGCAGCAACTAGAATTGGAGATGCAGATGTACCACATTGTTCTGGAATGACTAGAGCAGAAGGTTCACCTAATGTATTTGTGAATGGAATTAAATGGAGCAGACAAGGTGATAATAATACAACTCACCTATTGCCAGGCACTCCTTGTCCTCCCCATGCAGCTCCCATATCATCAGGATCATCTACTGTGATTGTGAATGGAGTACAGGCTGGTAGAATAGGTGATCCTACTTGCACCTCTGTAGCTGCCGGAAGTTCTAATGTATTTGCTGGTCCATAAGGAGGATAATTGTGGTTGATTTTGCAAACGGTAATCTGTGTGGCGTGAGTATAGAACTGAATAATGTTCTGTCAAAACTAGATGAGGCAAAGGCAGAGATTAAATCTAAGTTGGATGAGTTAGCATCAACCGCAACCGAAGCATTCCTAGCAAAAAATAACGAACTTTCGACTTTGAAAAGTAAATTACAAACTATTGAAATACCGACTGTTCCCAAACTAAATTTACAGGCAGAGATTACTAGTCTCTTATCTCAGGCTTCGGGCAGCGCAGCTTACGTTGTTGCACTTGCAAAGGTTGCTTCAGAGTTTAAAACTGATGTAGAAGCCAAAGGGTTGACTCTAGAAAGTCTTGTAACTGCTGCAGCAGTTGCTAGTGATTTGGTATGTAGTGTTATTCCAAATTTAGAGAAGGAAGCAGGGAGTACTGTTGCAGCAGTGGAAAAACCTGTTGCTGTGAAACAGGCTGTGGAAAAAGCAGTGACAGAAGTTCGTTCTGTCGTTTGGCAAAATCCAGATATAACATCAAAAGTGAAATCACTAGTAGAGAAAACCGCGAATTTTAAAACTACAGCTATTCCACCAACAGCTGATACGCCTGCATTTAAATTAATACCTAGTAGTGTTATTAAAAATATATCGATTGGGTCTGCCGGTGGAACTGCACCCGTTGCTGTAGCACCAAAAAGCTCATCAGAAAGAAAAAATTATGTTCCTGATGACAAGGCAGCAGGATTTTCTTATATAAAAAATACTATTGTTGAAAAATTCTCAATATCAGGTGATGTAGGCAGCAAGCTTGAAATGAGTGGTGGCAATGCTCAATTACGTCTTAAGCATAGACCAACTGGTCTTGGAATTAGGGTGTTACTGCATCCGGGCGAAAATTATACAAAGATATATGTTGGAAGAACAGATCGGGAGAGGATGGGTGATATGCCTGAAGTCAGCACTGATGCAAATAAACAATTTTTCTATTCGGATTGGGGTGGCAGACATTTGGCAGCCGTCATTGCGTCAAAAGGACATTCGTACTGGCCTCATCCAAGAACTAATTGGTTTATACTTGATAAGACTTTTATATTCAGCCCCCCAGTTACGTTAACTGATCATCCCGGCAATATAGATTCAGGTGGTGCATGGTATCTCTCTGATCCAACTGCATTTAGTCGCCAAGGGGCGGAACCTTTCATGCATCCTGATACGGCCGAAGCTTCGTTCAATATGCGGATGGGCAAGGCAAAGGGATATAATCGAGGCCCTGGCCAACTAAGTGATACAAAATATAATAAAAAATACGGCGGGTGTGCCGTCATAATTAGATATGAGTTTCTAGAGAAATACGATCCTAGCTATACAGTAATATAAATACAACATATAGGTAAAGGAAATATATTATGGGAAAAGGGAAGTCAAGTAAAGGATATGTGTCTAAAGGTGAGCGTAATAATGTTCGTAAGGATATTACTAAAGCAATCCGTAGAGATTATAAGGTTGTTGATAGGGTTAATAATCAGATTGATGCATTTATAAAGGGTAAGAATGTTATGCTAACTATTCCTAACTCAAATACGAATGAAACCAATAAGCGATTTATTCGTGTTAATGCAAAAGATGTTTGGAAATTTAATAATCCTTATATCATGAAACAAAATACATCAGAGAGTGTATAAATAATATAAAAAGGAATACTCATGGCCGCTCGGGACGCATATTACGATGGTACATATCAAGGAACGGATCGGGCTGCTCAGATATATTCTGACATTGATTTATTTTTCGGTCCTAAAGTGGGATCAAAAGATATTTCTAAACTCACTAACTTTGTAGCGGTCAAGAGGTCTGTAAGAAATCTTGTACTAACAAACTTCTATGAGAAACCTTTTCATCCTGAGATAGGTTCTGGCGTCAGAGATATTTTATTCGAACCTATGACTCCGATAACGGCATATGTTCTAACGATGAAAATTGAAGAGGTAATTGAAAATTTCGAACCTAGAGCTCGTTTGGTTGGCGTTAGAGCTATGCCCAATCTTGATAACAACTCATATGATGTAACTATTGAATTTTATGTTGTTAATGCACCCACAGAATTAGTTAACATGGAAATTCTATTAGAGAGATTACGATAATGGCAATAACAAGAAAAAGACTCAGTGTAACAGAATTTGATTTTGACGAGGTTAAAGATAACCTAAAAATTTTTATGAGAAATCAAACAGAGTTCAAGGACTATGATTTTGAGGGTTCTGGTATGAGTGCATTGCTAGATGTACTCGCATATAATACTCACTATCTTGGTTTCAACGCGAACATGCTTGCAAACGAGATGTTTCTTGATTCTTCGCAGTTGAGGTCAAGTGTGGTTTCTCATGCAAAGACTTTGGGATACACCACTCGTTCTGCCGGCGCGGCAAAAGCAGTTGTTGATGTTTTTTTGAATACATCCAACGCTGATGCAACTATGCCTGCGGGTACAGTCTTCACAAGTTCTGTTGGAGAGGAATCTTATCAGTTTGTAACTATAGCAGATGTTACTGCATTTCTTCAAGGTGCTAGTATTTTATTTGACGATGTGTCGATATATGAGGGCAGTTTTGTTGCAACTAGATACACGGCCGACACACAGAATGTTGAACAGAGATTTCTTATCAATGACAATAGAGCAGATACAACAACTCTCACAATGAATGTACAGAATTCTTCAACAGACACTACAACTGCTTCATATACTTTAGCAACAGATATTGCTGGGTTGACTCCTACTTCCAATGTTTATTTTTTGCAAGAAGTAGAGGATGGAAAATATGAAATATATTTTGGCGATGGTATTTTAGGTACTGCGATAGAAGATGGTAATATTATTATAATGAATTATGTTGTTACCAATAAAGGTGTTGCAAATGGCGCAAGCGTATTTGTCAGTTCAGCTGCAATCGATACTGTCAGTAGTGTTAATGTTAGAACAGTGTCAAATTCTGCTGGAGGTTCTGAGCCAGAGTCTATTGAGTCTATTAAATATAATGCTCCCCTAGACTATGCGTCACAGGGTCGATGCGTTACGACAGAAGATTATAAGACCTATGTTAAGCAACTCTTTGCGAACACTCAAGCAGTTTCTGTTTGGGGCGGAGAAAATGGTTCCTACAATGCTGTTACTGGTGTATCAGATGTTGCAGAGTATGGTAAGGTTTTCATCAGTATTAAATCAACCACTGGACTAAATCTAAATGAGGTTCAGAAAGCACAGTTGGTTACAGATTTAGCTCCATATACTGTTGCGTCAATTACTCCTGTAGTTGTTGATCCAGAAGTTTTATATCTTATTTTAAATATTGATTTTCGGTATGATAGTAACGCAACAACATCTACTAAAGAAGCACTAAAGAGTTCTGTATCTAATGTTGTCACAAATTACAACAATGATTATTTAAAAGTATTTAACTCTATTTTTAGGCATTCCCAATTTACTGGTTTGATTGATGCCGACGATGTTTCAATATTGAGTAATACTAGTAAAATGTCGCTAGCTTTGTTTTATACACCAAGCACATTAGGCGCATTCTCGTTTACTGTTCCTTTTGGAAATGTATTATATAATCCACACTCTGGACACAACGCAGCTGCGGGTGGGATAATTGCATCAACGGGTTTCTATATACAAGACAATACTACTGAAATGTTCTTTGATCT